TGGCTCTGCGGGCGCCGTCGTATCTGGCACAGTAATTGTTGCCGTTGCAGAGGTATTACCTGCCGCATCCGTCGCCGTAACAGTTAGGGTTTGGCCATTGGCTTGTGCTGCAAGCAGTGTCACGCTAAAGATGCCATCACTACCGACCGTGGCACTAGCCAATGTATTACCGTCGGCATCTTTGATCGCGACAGTTGATCCTGCTTCGCCTTTACCTGAAATCGTTTTACCGTCATCGCTAAGCTGCACGCCACTTGGCTCTGCGGGTGCGGTCGTATCTGGCGCAGTAATTGTTGCCGCTGCAGAAGTATTACCCACCGCATCCGTCGCCGTGACAGTTAGGGTTTGGCCATTGGCTTGTGCTGCAGGGAGTGTCACGCTAAAGGTGCCATCACTACCGACCGTAGCACTACCCAATGTATTACCGTCAGCATCTTTGATCGCGACAGTTGATCCTGCTTCGCCTTTACCTGAAATCGTTTTACCGTCATCGCTAAGCTGCACGCCACTTGGCTCTGCGGGCGCAGTGGTATCTGGCGCAGTTATTATTGCCGTTGCAGAGGTATTACCCGCCACATCCGTCGCCGTGACAGTTAGGGTTTGGCCATTGGCTTGTGCTGTAGGCAGTGTCACGCTAAAGGTGCCATCACTACCGACCGTAGTGCTACCCAATGAATTACCGTCGGCATCTTTTATCGCGACAGTTGATCCTGCTTCGCCCTTACCCGTGACGGTGAGTCCATTATCACTAACAACAATATCAGTCGGTGCTGCTGGCGCAGTCGAGTCCTTTGTCTCGCTATCTACCCCATTATTACCAGTACTACCGGTCCCACTTTCAGAGTCATGACTCTCCGAATGCCCGTGGAGGGATGATCCCAACAGCATGGCACCGATACCAAGCAGGGCAGCCCCAGCTATCGCCCAAGCACCAATATGCTCGTTGGCGATAGCTTCTGATCCCACTTCTGCTAAAGAATTGACTGACGTATATTTCGCTGCATCGGTGCCAGGATTTTCAAGCCACCACAAAGCCCCATCATGCGGGTCTTCTATTACTAAATCACTGTGCTGACCATTAGGACCGACAGTGAAAAAGTTTTTAATGGTAACTTTCTCGTTATCATTGAGTTCGATAATTAAATCGTTATTAACCCGAGAGAAGCTTTTTATATCTTCGCGGCTAACAGGTATTTTTAATATTGATGCTGAGTCGAGCGTAACGGTGGAAGAATGCGTTGTATAGCTACTTCCCTTTTCTTTCGATAAAGCAACGATATCAATCATAGAGTTAGCCTCAATTATTTTTTTTGATAATTAGATTTTTAGATGCGCGCGTAAGCCAATTCCGCATAATGAGCAGAATCTTTTAGCGGGTAAGATTATTCCTAAGTTTTCTATCAAGAAGGAAAGTAGAGAAAACAACATAGCAATGCAACGAGATGTTCGATTAATATTTTTTATCAAAAATCAGTGACAGCCTTGAGATTTGTGCAATGCATATCACAAATTTCTAATTGGGTAAGATCGGTCAACTTTTGCATAACTTGCCGTTCGCATTAGTACTAAAGAACCCTAACACAGGCTAATAAAGAGTAATTAAGCAGTGAAAAACCCTAAAAATTCTCTCGTGGCGCTATATTTTTGTGGTGTTTTCTATTTATGAAGGTAAAAATAGCCAGTTACTGTTATTTAGTCGAAAATTATAATTATCAATAAAAATAACGGTTTAAAGCTAAGGGTATATGAATACGATGAAGATATAGTACGTAATATGATCAAATCTTTATTTTTATTACAACTTAAGCCTTTATTTCACTCTTCGATTCCTCCTAGCCATTTAACTATCTTATGGATCATTACTATTTTTCGTCCTACTGAGATATTGGCTTACTAAATTCATGCAAATAATTTTCTAGAAAAACCCACTATTAACAAAAAAATAAGAGAACAACAGATGAATAATTAACTTCACAAAAAAAGATAATTTTTTTAATTTTGTTTTATTATTTATGAACTAATAGAAAATAAATAGTTTGAAATTGAATTAAAATTCATTGCAAGAAGGTATGGCTAGTTACTCTTACCAAAACTAAACTCGATCCCCCTCCACGCCGATAAATCCCCCAGAATAGTGCTCTTTATCACAGCAACGACGTAAAGCCGCAGAAATTATAATCGGTTATATGGTTATATTAAAAATTTATAAGTAACATTTATATAATATTAAAAAAGAGCAGTATGTCATCGCGATAAACGAGCGGAGTCGACAGTCAGGTAGACTTACTCGTTGGCATCGAACGACGATAGTAGCGTTCTCATGCAGTATAAAAATCCATTGAAAGGAACGTATTTCAACATAAGCACTGTCAACGTATCACGTCGCCGTTTTTTTCGGCCTTCCGTGATCGCCGATATCTCCCTATACCACGCGCCACTCCATAGCAAGGCGTTCGCCGCGCTATTTGAAAATCAACTTTTAACCCTTCCCGCATGGGATCCTGCCTTCAAACATCTTCGGTTTCGTATTGATGGAAAAGCTAAGGCGATGGGTAAAAAAGTCTTTGCTCGTGATATCCGGGCCGCTGATATGCCGCATTGGCCGGCTACGCAATCCCATGCATTTATTTTACGAGTCACACAAACAGATAAACGGTTTGACGGTTTGGACCTTTCTTTATTAGAAGAAGGATTACAGCCAGACCGACTCGTTACTGCGGAAGATCTGGCTCGTGACGGTCTCGCGTTCCCGCCCTTTTATGGCGACGATATGCTACTGGCGCAAGGTAAAATGCCAGCCTATCTGGCCAAGGGGTCGCTATATTGATTTACCATGACTTCGCACTACATTCCGTCGCGAAAAATAGGCTTAAATTTCAAGATCAGGTCATTCGTTACGGAGAGGAAACCGGGCCTCTCGAGCGTGACCCTTGGGGCACTTTTCGCTATGTAAGCGTTGGCGGTGAAAGCTCGCAAGATGACGATATTTTCTCAAGCATGAAAGACCTGCCAATCTTCTCTGCCGCGGTTAAGGAACATTTACCAGTATGGCCTGTCGGCCGGAAATTCTATGAACAAGGGATGTATTACGCCGAGCAAATTACCGAACTTCGAAAAATAGGGAGCACATTGCTTATAATCCCATCACCCTCTATTTTTTATTATCCGATAAAAACCAATAATAAGTCGATAAAGCCGCCATATTCCGTGGCATTCCATTACGGCACGCTTCACGCATGTTAATTTTAACAACTTCTACGCCGGGTCCTATTGGCACTATTCTCATCTCTACACTCTTCATCCTGATGAATGTTTATAAATCAACCCTATCAACATTTAACTTGAACTGATTGATAGAATTTTATCGACTCTAACTTAAGCTAGCTTAATCTAAATATGAGATAAATATTATCTTGTAGACGGTAATCGAGGGTAGATGAAAAAAACGTCAATGCAATAATTAGGTATGGGAAAATCTGAGGACTAAGAGGTGAACTGTACACTTTGAGGGTAACAATTAAAACATACTACGATTCTAAGAATGGTTGGTGAAAGCTCGCTTAAGAAGAATTTAGCCATATCTAATAACAACAAAAAAGCCACTCAATTGAGTGGCTTAATGTCCTGATTTAACAGGTTAAATTTGGTGGCCCCTCCCAGACTTGAACTGGGGACCAAACGATTATGAGTCCTAAACTTAATGCTTATAAATCAATAAACTACAATTAAATCATGATCTTTTAAAACGGAATACACCTGAATAGTAGCGAATAGTGAATAGGTGCGCTGCCAATTTGCTGCCATTTCTACAGTCTTATCATATGGATATTTTATGACACTAAATTTACTTCTAGCATGACGCGCACTCGGGATAGTTAATAGCTATTACTAACTCATTTTTTTTAATCAAAACCTTCAAGCAAATCATTTACGCCATTAGATTTATCTAAATCAATATCATTTAATACATCTATAGCTGATTTTTTATGAATCACTGGTACTGATAATGTATGCCTAAACTGTAAAATAATATTTATTATATCGGGTACAAATTCGCAAGAGGATTTTTCCATAACGCCATCTATTGAAGAGATAATTACATTCTCAGGGATATTCAAAGTATCAAAAGACATTCTATTATAATAATCTTTTTCTTTGAAGAAATAATCTGTATGTCTTAACCTAAGTATCTCAAACACAGTACTTTTTAAGGTTATAGGATACGTAATATGGGTTACATAGTTTTGAAATCCTATAAAGCTATTACCAAAAGAATCATTTTCTATTCCAGAATTTTCTAATGAATAAATATCACCAAGACTCGTGTGACTATAGGGAGTTAATAAAATTTTCATATCTGAGAAAAAGCTTATACTTGTCCATATTTCTTTATCATCTTCTCTGAGATTTTTTAATTTTTCCACTTTCTTTAAATGAATAGAATAGTCAGTTAGACATTTCTTAAGAATTGATTTCCTGAAAGTATCATAATCAATATCGGAACAAAGCTCTATTATATTTTTAAATTTTACTGCACTATCACTCTCATACATTTTAAGAAGCAAATCATCTCTTTTTTCTTTAACCTCAATACAAATAAACTCAGCGCAAAAATACTCCATCAATGACTTGTGAGACCATCTATATAATGCCCCCTCTTTAATAAAAAGAGGGACTGAATAAGTTAAATCTTTAATAAAATTTATTGGCTTAAAATTTAATCCTGTAATTTTTTCTGAAATACTAGTTATAACACTTTCCAATTCTGCTCTAGTAAACTCTAGTTTTCCGTTATTTTTTAAACACCAGAATGCTAGCCTGCGTAATATTATACTAAAATCAGTTATATCTAATCCAGACTCTTTTTTCCTCACATAACCTGTTTCTTTGCTGAGATCATGAGTTTCGAATAGTGCCTCGAAAACCTGACTATAAAATAAATCTTTACGTCGAGGGATAACTGGCTTATATTTATATGAACAAAATAAAAGCGATACATACAAAGGTGTAGTCAAAAAATCAATGATTGTGTGATTATCTTTATCACGCATCAATTTTATTTCAGAAATCAACTTATTAGACAATATTAAACTATTCCCAATTTTATATGAATTTGAATCATATAATTTTATTAGCTCGTAAGATTGTTTTATTTCTAATGGTTTTATTCTGAATCTACTATAAGAATGTAATTCAAGTAATGATTGATCAGGCCTTGATGTTATAATAACCTTTGAATTTATCATTTCCTGACTAAAAACTTTAATCCTTTTTATCATATCGTTTTTTATATCAAACGGAATTTCATCAATACCATCAAAAAAATAAACAAATGGTATTCTTTTTAAAACATCAAGTCCTTCAAAGTTCTCTAAACCAATTAAACTCTTAACCTGATCTGATATCGGGGTATTATTTAATGTCCTTAACTCTATATAAATTGGAATATCTGCTGAATAGTCTATAGTGTCTACAACTATTTTTTTCATTAATGTAGACTTACCCATACCTGCATTATCTATTATTAATATTCTTTTGTATTCATTTAGTAAAAAATCCCCCCTGCGAACTATATATTCCATTGTATCTCTTGAATCAATGGTTGATAAAGTTAAAGGGACGTAAATATCAGAAACCTTCTTCAAGACATTAGGAAATGCTATAGAATTTATTAATGAACACTGTGCTCGAGTTCTTGCCAAGTACTCTGACATCTTATTTTTTATCTTAAGAAACTCTTTTTCTTTTTTATAAAAATCATATCCCTTATTTAAAATATAAGGAAATATCTTCTCTTCAAATAACTTGGCAGCCCAAGGGCGAAGAACATCAATGCTATCTTCAAAATTTATCATTTATTAATACCCTTCTAAATATAAGCTATAAATCCATCATATTACTTAAGTGTACATTATGAAAGTTTTCTTATGTTTTTTTTAAAAAAAGGAAAGATAAAATTTATTCTTGTTATTCATCAAAAACAGATAAACTACTTGAAAACAACTCATAAATACTTCAAGGGGTTAAAGTTCAACGCTTCATTCAAATGATCTGGCGCAAAATGCGCATATCTCATTGTAACTTTAATATCTGTGTGACCAAGGATTCTCTGTAAAACTAGAATATTCCCACCATTCATCATAAAATGACTGGCGAACGTATGCCGTAACACGTGGGATAATTGACCGTCAGGCAAGGTAATTTCGGCACGTTTAACAGCCCCCCTGAAAGCTGAGTAACAAGGAGAAAACACCTGTGACGCAGTTCTTTTTTGAGGTAATAAAGAGTAAAGGTGATTATCAATGGGCACTGATCGATTCTTTTTTCCCTTAGTTTTAATAAAGGTTATTTTTCCAGAGCTTATCTGATTACCGGCTAACGACTCAGCCTCAGACCATCTTGCACCAGTGGCAAGACAAATCCTTACTATATTAACTAAATCTTTAGCTTTGCTGACTTCACACTCTTTGAGTAATCGTTGGATCTCATTTAGCGTCAAATAGGATAATTCAGCTTCATCCAGTTTGAATTCACGAACATTCTCTAATGGGTTCGGTGCGCCCCACTCTTCCAATCGCTTTAGCTCGTTAAACATTGCCCGAAAATAAGCCAGTTCTAGGTTTACTGTTCTAGGTTTAACCGCCTGAACTCTGTCAGAGCGAGTGATCTTCCCACTAAGTCTTTTTTCTCTGTATGCAGCAAATAACTTAGCATTGAACTCTGACGCTAATGGATTACCCATTGCCAAAGAAGCAAAAATCATTGATTTCTTTATAGTCGATCCATCCGAAAGGGTTATGCCATGAGTGTTAAACCATGTATCAACCAAATCGATAAGTCTACGTTTATCAATTTTCTCACCAAGCCAAGGCTTATCTTGAGCCTCTTCTTTCACATGACGTTCAAAGGCTAAAGCCTCGCCTTTGGTCGCGAATTGACGACGTATACGGCGTCCATCCCGGCCATTTGGGAACACTTGGGCTTGCCACTTTCCTGAGGATAATTTACTTACTGCCACTTTGAGTTGAGCCTATTTATCCAATTATAGTTAGATTCATCTAGCGTTAGATCTGAAACTAAACTTTGAAATGCTAAAACTAAAATTCCACGGCTATTTATCGTTTTTACCCTAAGAATTCAGTCTTACTAAAAATCTTACCTAAAACCTTTACCTCTGATGCATCGCATTCGAAAGAAGCTTTACCGTTTTCAATACGAATTTTTCCACCAGGAAAGCGATAAACCTCTCTAATACTCACAATTCCATCAATATCAACTAACCATATCCCATCGGTGATATCTCCTTGGTATTCACCAACTAGATAACGAGTCCTCTCAATAGAGACAAAGAATGGTGATATCAAATCTGAACTAATTTCAGATACCTCACAAACAACCTCATTCTGAATTACCAAATTCCCATTTGTGATTTTTTTTCCTGGTATGGTTATTATTTTTTCTTCTTTCTCATCATTGAACTTGATACCTTGGCCTGAAACCAGCCAGTTAAGTGACACACCTGTTTCTAAACTACAAATAATGACCCAATCTGCGGGGAAAGTATCACGTGCATAACGGTTAGCCATGGTGCTTTGTGAAATATGCAAATGATTGCAAAAAGCCTGTCGTGACTTGAATCCATATGCTTCAAGCAACCGTTCAATAACTTTCTGACCACCTCTATTTTGCATGACTAAAGATTTTACATCGCCATCAACGTGGCGAATTGTGATTTTATTGTTTGACATTGGCGTTTTGTGATCCTAACATCTGTTTCGTGAACAAAGTAATAGTGTCGAATACTATTAAATAGTGTAGATTATCTCAATTAGAGGAATATTGCATCATGAGCCGGAATATATCAATGCGTCCGAGCATCAATCTTGTGATTTCAGAACCCTACATCACCCTTGATGAATTCTGCCGTCGTACTGGTTACAAAATTACCTATGCACGTCAGATGATTAAGGAAAATCGCTTACCAATCAGAAAAAAAGAAGGTGTAAACAGTCTGATCGAAGTGAATATGTTTGCCTTAACACTTGAAGCTGCTCAGGGCTACGAAGTCACAATGCAAGCCTAATAGTTCCATTATGGGATATTAAAGGAATTCAAACATGTTTGATTTTAAGGTTTCCATACATAAGCACTTCGATGATGCATGTTCAGGGTTCGCCAAGAGACACAATCTTGAGCAACTTGCAGAACAAGCAGGAATGCAACCGCAGACCCTACGCAACAAGTTAAACCCTGAGCAAGTGCACCAATTAACGGTGAGAGAGCTGCTTATGCTTACCGACTTAACAGAGGACTCGGCTTTAGTTGATGGCGCGCTAGCCCAATTAAATTGCCTTCCTTGCGTTCCAGTGAACGAAGTCGCGGATGAGAAATTTCCCACTTATGGTCTCAAGGCAACGGCAGAAGTTGGAATGTTAGCCGCCAATGCAGCAACCCAAGGTGCAATCTGTAACGCGACTCGCCGCAATGTGATGAATAGCGTGAATATGGGAATTCGTTGCTTAACACTGGCTGCAATTGCTGCGCAATCAAAAATTCACTCAAGCCCTACATTAAACACAACAGTAGACGCTATCAGCGGCATTAGCGCATCCATCGGAATGAGCTGAGGTAAACATGATTTCATTCGCAGCAAGATTAAAGAAGCAAAACCCCTCTATGTCTTATGGGCACGGTTGGATTATCGGTATTGATGAAAAGCTTTTTCATCCTAGCCGATCTCAAGATGACTTATTAGAAGCATTAACAACACGCAAGAAGGTGAACACATGGCAATCGAAGGTGCAAACACTGTGCAACTTAGTGCGGGCCAACGTGTCTCGGCACTAAACCACCTAGCCGCTATTCGCGGGCAGTTTTGGGGTGATAGCTGGAAAGAGGTCGAACGGTTTATTGATGATATGCGCGACCCGCGTGATTCAAATAAAGAGGAGAATATCCGTACCCTGTCAGTAATATTTTATTTAGCAAAAATACCAACAAACAAGCACCACTTATCGCTGAGTGAATTGACGACTGACGAAAGGACAGCGCTAGTTTCAGCGATGAATCAACTAAAAGCAGTCGTGAGTTTATTCCCCAAGCGAATAGCCTTACCAAACTAAATAAAACTGTTAATTAAATGGCGTCAACTCGCCGGGCATTCTTTTGCCTAAATTCAGGAGTTAGAACGATGCGAAATATCCAAAAACATCAAATCAAGTCAGATAACGACGCGTTGGTTGCGTTATTGGCAAAGGCCAAAGACGAAGAGCGCAAAGACCGCGCGTTAATGGTTTCCATTCATTTAGATAAGTTAGCCGCCCACATCGCCAGCAATGAGTTAACAGGCATTGAAGCTGCCGAATTACTGCGCCAAGAGGCTGCACGTTATGAGCACGAATCTCAGGAGTTTCATTAATGGCCGACTCAATGGATTTAGTGCAAGAACGCTCCGAAGAAATGCGTCAACGTAATTTAGCTAACGTGCTTAACAAGAAAAAACTGCCATCGCGTAGTTTCTGTGTTGATTGTGACATGCCTATCCCAGAGCTGCGCCGCCGTACATTAATTGGTGTAGAGCGCTGCGTGCATTGTCAGCAAATTACCGAAGCGCAAAGTAAACATTTCAAAGGTAAAGTGTGAGCGTTCATTCGGAAAAATACGCCTATCCGTGGAACGCTCCACGGGAAGCAGTAAACCCTTATATTTCCCCTCAAGCGCCAAAGTCTTCGGCGCTTTCAAACCTGATCGCTCTCTATAAAGCTGACGATGCACATAAAATCGCGCAACAAGAAGCTCTGAGCGATGAGGTTTGGAATAAGTTCTTTTTTAATGAAACCCGCGATCCTATCCAGCGCGAGTATGACCAACAGAACAAAATTAGTCATGTTGCGATGGCTAAAGAGCAGCAAGCATTAGACCCTGTTTTACATATTATCGCCGATGTTAAGGCACAACCTCCCCATATCAGTAAACCGCTGCTCGAGCGAATCACTTACTTTCAAGGACTTGATAAGCCTAAATTCTACAACCGCTATCTGTTTGAGACCATTAAGCCCTGTCTCGACCGCCTTGATGTTGTGCGAGATAGCCAAATATCCAGCTCGTTTAGATACATGGCAAGCCTTGAAGGGTTAGATGGATTATTAACGCTGCCCGAAATGAATCAAGAGCAAGTGAAAAAACTCTCTACTCTCGTTGCTTCGCACATGGGGATGTTCTTCAACGAAGCGAGCGATCATCTTTTCCAAGAAGAAAACGTTAAGCCAGAAGAAATCCGTAGTGCATGGGAGAGTGTCGCAGCCCAAACAATGAGGCTAGACGTTATCCCTCCGGCGTTTGAGCAATTACGCAGAAAAAAAAGTAGACGAAAGCCTGTGCCTTACGACCTTATTCCGGGTTCATTGGCGCGGATGCTTTGCGCTGATTGGTGGTATCGGAAACTGTGGAAGATGCGTTGTGAATGGCGTGAAGAGCAATTGCGTGCAGTATGCCTTGTAAATAAAAAAGCCTCGCCTTATGTGAGCTATGAGGCCGTGATCCATAAACCCGAACAGCGCAGAAAGTCGTTAGAGTTTTTCCGTTCACACGAGTTAGTGAATGAGGACGGTAATACGCTCGACATGGAAGATGTCATAAACGGCAGTAACAGTAACCCGGCTAACCGCCGCAATGAAATGATGGCCTGTGTTAAGGGCCTTGAACTGATCGCCGAAATGCGAGGTGATTGTGCAGTATTTTACACCATTACCTGCCCTTCACGCTTTCATGCAACGTTAAGCAATGGTCGGCCTAATCCAAAATGGACAAGTCAAACCGTCCGGGAGAGTAGCGACTATCTCGTTAATACCTTTGCGGCATTTAGAAAGGCGATGCACAAAGCGGATTTACGCTGGTATGGCGTGCGCGTTGCCGAACCTCACCATGATGGCACTGTCCACTGGCATCTACTTTGCTTCATGCGCAAAAAAGAGCGTAAAGAAATTACAGCCCTCTTAAAAAAGTTTGCCATAAGAGAAGACCGAGAGGAACTTGGCCGTAAAACCGATCCTCGCTTTAAGGCTGAATTGATAAACCCAAAGAAAGGCTCTCCGACTAGCTATATCGCTAAGTACATCAGTGAAAATATTGATGGACGTGGCCTATCTAAAGAAATCAGTAAAGAGACAGGTAAAACACTTAAAGATAGCGCCGAGCATGTCACCGCATGGGCTTCGCTTCACCGTATACAGCAATTTAGATTTTTCGGCATCCCCGGTCGCCAAGCGTATCGCGAGTTGCGTTTACTTGCAGGGCAAGCCGCACGAACTCAGCCCCAAGCCAAAGCGGGAGCGCCTGTTTTATCCAATGAGGAAGTTGATGCAGTCTTAGCGGCAGCAGACGTGGGCTGTTTCGCGACCTATATCATGAAGCAAAGCGGCGTATTGGTACCAAGAAAGCATCATATCGTTAGAACCGCTTACGAGCTTAATGACGAGCCTAGTGCTTACGGCGATCACGGTGTGCGCATTTATGGTGTTTGGTCGCCACTTATCGACGGTCGAATTTGCACGCACGCGGTTAAGTGGAAAATGGTTCGTAAGGCCGTTGACGTTGAGGAGGCGCAAGCCGACAAGCGCGCGAGCGCCCCTTGGACTCGTGGCAATAACTGTCCCCTAGTAGAAAAAACAAACAAAATTGAGGTAGAGAAAAACCAGCCAGAACCCGGTGAGGAGCCTATTGATTTAGATAACCTGACCAAAAAACAACAACGAGAACTCTATTCACGACTAAAACAAGTTGGGCAAATAAAAAGGCGTGTTGCAAAAGGCTATCAACAGAAAATAACGCAGCATCAATATGATCAGTTAGCGGCGGAATTGAGGGCTAGAGGATTCGCTGGTAATGATGATGAGGTTGAGCACTTGACCAAGGGTGGTAGTTTTCCCTTTGGTGGCGGCCTACGAATTTTCTATGAAAATAACAGGCTAAAAGAAGACGATAAATGGCGATCTTACCTTCACCTTTGTTGATTTTTGCCTAGTGTGAGATGTTGTCCTCTTACTCGCGAGACATCATAACGTAATTCTTGCGCTTTTCTCTTGCACTCCTCTAGGGCATCAAACCATTGCGATGGTGTGGGGGGATCTTCGCTGACGGCACCAAGGTCAACTGTGTATAAAAATTTACCATAGCCGAATTCGCCAGCAATGAGTGTGACAACTTTCGCAGGTGCAACCAACTCGATACTCGCCTTTCTCATCGCTATAAACTCTTCATTATCATCAGCAGAATTTATGTATTTATACCTCACCAAGTTTTCAAAAAAAATCAAAAAAAGGACTTTTATCTTTTAGAATCCTTATGTGCTGTATTTGTATACAGTTATTTTGAGAGGGGGAAGTAATGGGTAGGGAGTTCGAAGAGATTGTCAGAATGGAGCGAGTCGAGTTAATAGCGAGACTCGCATCGATAGGAGCCATTAAAGGAAAAGACAGAGAAATAGCCTTGAATATCATTGCCGAAATTGCAGGTGATAGTGTCATCCAAAGCAAAGATTTCTCAATTATTTTTACTCCTTCCAGTGAAAATTAAAATTGAGGTTGGATTTTATGCATATAGAGATCGTCTTTAACAAAGAGAAAAAAATAGCTCAACCCGTTTTAGAGGCACTTGAGTCAGAAATTTTTAAAACACTCCTGCCCCATTATCCGAAAACAACGCTCAGAATTCGTAAGGGTAGCGCCGATGGGATAGGCATTAGCGGGCTAAGTTGCGACGGAGAAAAACGTAACGTCATTGACATCTTGCAGCAAATTTGGGAAGACGATAGTTAGTTAAATTGAAATTCTTTAGCTTCGAAGTGCTGATTTTGGACAGTAAACGTGGACAAAGAAGATAATAATACTTAAGTTATATAAAACAATGACATACAAAAGAGGTCAACAAAGTCTGTTATACGCCCTCGGTTCCTTCTGAGGGCTATTTTTGCAGCAGTTTCGTCCCAGAATATATAGAAATCCTTTACCCTAATTGCTGTGGTCGGATCCTAAAAGTAACTTCAGAAAAGTGCAAAATAAAACAAAAAAATCCTTAGCAAACTTGATCTGAAACAACTAATAAGGGTATAAAGATTAATAAGTATACAGAATCAAGTGTTAGGTACCATCAGCAACGGTAGCCTCAAGCTGATAGTAGTGGTGAATACATTTGTGATTATTCTAATGATTGCTGTAGATGTCTCACCCTTTGCGACTTTGATCATATTGTCGCCTATTATTCCTTTCCTCTATATGAACACTAATTTCGTATTGCGTAATAATAGAAATTTTTCGGTTAAGCTAACGTCTCTAAATTGTGTCTAATGACCGGTTTCGTAGTGATATAACCATTCTCGAATAAAAATTTAAATGATTTTTCTACCGCACTGCGTAATGTCAGAAACACAATGCTATGGTTATTGAGGCGAAGTTATGCAATATTACTTCGCGAATAACACCTAAATTTTTTAATTCCGTCCATCACTGTATATCTACTTTAATCATAAGTGAGAGAGGTTTTATGTTAATAAGATTCATACTGATATCAGCTATGTTACTGCTTGCTTCAAACGCACAAGCTTCAACTGTAAATATAATTCCTAGTACAGTAACTGTTACTAAAGGAAGTGAAGCAAAATATTACTTGCTAACTCAGGAAAAAGATAATTTTAGCGAAAACATATCTATAAGTGGATTACCTGAAGGGACAACATGGAGTTTACACTGCACCGGTACTCGCGGAGATAACTGTAAAAACGAATATGGTTCCGATGACCTACCAATATTCACATTAAACGTAAATATCCCTTCTAGTGCTAAAATTGGAAGCTACGATATAAAAATCCAATCTAACCTTAAAAACAACATCTTTCAATCGTTTAAATTGCAGGTTGTTGAACCTATTCAGTTCACTCACCCTGGGGTTTTACTCAATACAAAAATGCTTACGAATATCAAAAATACTTTAATTGAGAGAGACCCCATAAGATATAAAGCTTTTTTGTCTGCTAAAAATAGTAAGTATGGAAACCTGCATTATCAACCCCACCCTCATTCGTCAGTAAACTCTGATAACGACACAGGCGTCGATTACAGGGAGGATGCCATTGCAGCGTACACACAGGCATTACTTTGGGGTATCACCGAAGATAGTCATTACGCGGATAATGCAATAGCTATTATGAATGCATGGTCTCAAGCACTAAATAGCAATTTACAAGGCGCAAACAGATTCAACTTAGCTACGTGGTCGGGGGATGTATGGCCTCGGGCAGCAGAAATTATTCGTTATACTTATTTGAAGGCTAACGGGGTATCGGTTTGGTCTTCTTCTGACATTGATAACTTTAGTCAAATGTTAAAAAAATATACTGTCGATTTCATCAATAACCAATATTTTACTAGTGGAAATTATGGCGGGAACTTGCTTAGCTCGCAAGCAGCAGCATTCATAAACATCGGTATTTTTAATAACGATACAGGAACGTTTCTTAACGGTTTAGATAGACTAAGAAAGATGCTTCCAGCTTATATCTATATGAAAAAAGACGGTGTAATCCCTATGCCTCCTTATTTTTGGAGAAATAGTTACATTTCATCAACATCTTTATTGAGTTCAGGTGGGTACTGGAGAGGACAAAATTTTAATTCGCCATCTATAGGTGAAGGTGGATTGTCCCAAGAAACATGTCGTGACATAGGTCATGTGTTATGGGGACTTTCGGCTTTAGCAAATGGTATGGAGTCAGCTAGAATCCAAGGCTACAATTTATCGAAAGAAGAGACTCTGGGGACTTTAAACGCATTAAGGCTAAAATACGCTTCCGAATATAATACTAATTTTTATAACGATGGTAGCGCTATACAACCAGACTCAGCGAATAATCCTTGTGGTAAAAAAATTGATTTAGGATCTTCTGTCGGAAAGGGGGAATTGATACTCAATGAATTGACTAACAGAAGACAATTAGCCCTTCCAAATACTGAGCTATTTATACAAAGCTCAAGACCTACCGGTGCGAGTTATTTTATGATTTGGGAGACGTTGACTCACTATCAAAACCCCTAAGCGTCGTCATATTTAATCTTAAAGATTAAACCAATTTTATTGCAAGTTTGTACAGCATATTTAATAAAGCGAGAATCAAATGTAACGTATCGTCTAATGGATATTCTGTAATTATACTGCATGAAAACGCATGAGTCCCCTGCACTCAAAATCGCCCTAAAGCCCGCGTGATGCGGGTTTTTAAATGGATCGCAAAGTACATGAAAAAAGGATCGTTAAGTGAAGAGTGCAGGCGGGCGGGCGAGTGAGCATCAATACATTAAATGAATCGATGGTTAACTAACAGACACTAGATACAACCAGCCATGTATATATAGAATCAAGATTAGATAATTTTCAATTCCATCATTTCGGCTGGATTTTATTAAACTACATTTAAAGTTGTTTTAGATCAAGGTTAGTATAATATTTTCAAGTAGATTATTTTAAATATTTAAAAATTTTTAAGGGGTCAATAGTATTAGATTAACTTTTTTTTATTAAAACTCTTGGGGTTTACAATAATGGAAAAAATCATAATAACAAAAAAAATCTATTTTAAAATTTTTGGGCTTTCATTCCTTTTCCTTCACTTCAATTCAAATGCTGATACTTTTAATATCAACGACTTAGGGACTATATCAGGGGTTTCAAGAGCTTTAGATATATCTTCTAATGGAAATTTTGTAGTTGGTTATTCAGGGGATGAGTATGGAAATTTACGCGCATTCCGCTGGTCAAATGCTGGAAAAATTAAAGATTTAGGTACTCTTAAATCTGACAATACGGGCTCATCAGAAGCGCGTGGTATTTCTTATGACGGTGAAACCGTTGTTGGTATGTCTTATCTCGATGACAACAACTATCATGCTTTCAAATGGTCGGATTCGAGAGGAATGGAAGATTTAGGAACGCTAAGAGCTGATAATACAGGTCATTCAGAGGCTAATGCTATTTCTGCCGATGGAAGGATTATTGTAGGAAATGCGCAAAATAATGAAATTAAATTTTCTCCTGTTCATGCTTTTGTTTGGACTGATATGGATGGAATGACCGATCTGAAGACATTAAGATCCGATAAACAAGGTTATTCTTCTGCTTTAGATATTTCTGCTACTGGTGATGTTGTTGTTGGTTACTCCGATTCTGATTGGAATTCGAATCGAGCTTTTCGTTGGACTAAATCTGCTGGTATGATTGACCTAGGAACATTTCGAAGCGATAACTCTGGGTATGCAGTAGCATATGGAGTTTCCTCGGATGGAAAAATAATCGTGGGAGGAGCTGACAATAATTTTGGCGAGAACCGAGCTTTCCGTTGGACTAGCATTGGAGGAATGACTGATCTTGGTACTCTAAAGGATAATAATTCAGGGAATTCTACTGCTTTTGATACATCTGCTGATGGAAGTATAGTTGTTGGTAATTCCGAAACTAATAATTCAGATCGCCAAGCTTTCATTTGGACAAAGAAAGATGGCATGATTGGACTCGGAACTTTGAGGAATGATAATAGTGGCTCTTCAACAGCAGAAGCTATTACACCCGACGGGAAGATTATTGTTGGACTAGCAGCATACGATAGTATGCTATAAATTTCATGCAGTTTTGTGGAAAGTGGTTAATTCAAAACCGGAGCCGGATCCTACACCGGAGCCAAATCCCACACCGGAGCCAAATCCCACACCGGAGCCGAATCCTACACCGGAGCCTAATCCTACACCGGAGCCGAATCCTATACCGGAGCCGAATCCTATACCGGAGCCGAGTCCAACACCTAAGCCGAACCCAGCTCCAGTTATTAAAATCGTAGATATTAATAACTCTAGACTAGCTATACTCAATACTGCAAAAAAAGCTAAACAAGTTTTTTCACTGTACGAGAGCGCATTATCAAGCCTCACCGATACACGTTGTCAGATAAGCTCAGACACATATTGTGTTGGCGGCTATACTCAATATGACCGCACGAAAGCTAATAGTTTTACTACAACCGGATTATATGGTGCATTACGACTATTACCTTCGCAAAAATTAACTGCAGGGATCTCATTTAGTTTCTTCGGTCCGATAAATCTTGTAGATGGATACGACTCACGTGGGGACAGAAAGCCAGGTATCGGTATCTTTACTCATTGGCAAGATACCCCTGATGGTGTTGGTTTAAATATGGGTATTGCTGGCGCATTTATGAGGCAAGCAATTACTATCCGTCGTGATCACCTTAGCCATACTGAGGCTGGTAAAGGTGATACGGTAATTAAAGGTTTGCAAGGTAAAGCAACTGTATCTTGGGGGATTAAGTCTTCGAAAAGCACATTAATTTCCCCAACTGCAGGATTGATTTGGCAGTCTGTTTCTAGAAATGCTTACAGTGAAGATAGAGGTGCTGAATTCCCTGCACGTTACGGTAAAATGGCTAATAAAGAATTATCTTTTAACGCGGGCATCAATATCAACCATCAAGCGAATAGATATGTAATTTTCAATGGTAAAATTGGCACCAATATAAATATTTCAAGAAATCGTAAAGAATTTACTGGGAACATAGATTATATAGGAGCTTACGCCTACGATAGTGGTCAACATCACGCGGTGAAGCCTTATGTAAAAGCAGGGGCTGATATCAATATTACGAAAAATTCATTGATTAGTATTAATGCTGGATGGCAGGAAACTGATTATAGGAAATACTCTATGCAAACTTCACTAAGCTACTCTTACCATTGGTGAATATCTGTAATAAGGAGGTTATATAAAACCTCCTTATTACTTTAGTTAAGTCGTCTAAATTATTACCAACTACCCCAGTATATTCTAATCACGCAGTTTTAGTTTTTTAAGTCATAAATAGATTGATTTTTAATCATAATATATTAGGATTTATTCATGAAAAGTATAATTATCTACCTCCTGTATTTTATTGTTGTATTTATATTTTTTTTGCTTTCCTTCATGCTGGGGGGGTGGCGACTATGCCACAAATAAAAACATGAATAAATCACAATAATGAACTACCCATTTTTGGTAGTTTTTCATTAGAAGAAAAGGTGGTTATTAATACTCAGACAAACTTCAAATAAAAATATTTAATCGCTATGTGTAACCTAAGTTATGGAAATAAAATCACCTCATCACCTTACTGTAAAATAGTTATATTTCACTCTCAGCATTTTCTTGTAATGAGTAAGTTAGAAGCTGTATAATTTCCTCGCCCATCCACTCGTTCAATTCCTCAAAGCCTTTTTGTAATGGCAGCAATTCATTGCGTACAAAAACGCGGCTCGCTTTCTCAACATCCCCAAAGCCGCCGGCGTTGTTCGGCATAATCCCCATCATCTGCTGCGGTACCCGATGCGCGCCTAGCATGTCGTCACGGCTCACATTTTTAATATTAAGAAACTCATCTAGGGAGGGCAGAGCCATATGGTTTTTTGAGTTTGTGAAGAGTTCTAGAAAGCACCAGCTAAAAGCACCTAATAGGTGGGTTGTTATCACTCGTCATTTTTATCAATCTGAATTATTCTTTTCTCAGAGTCTGAATAATAATCATGCTCATAATTTTTTGATTCGAATTTATTGCGCCCGTTAGGATCTAATGAAGAAAGCTTCTTAGCATTAATTGACTCAAACTGTTTGAGATTATTTGATTTATCGATAGTACTCTGGACCGCTGCGGATATACAAATAAAACGCAACTCGTCTTCGGGCTTTTTAGGGAGCGGTAAAGTAGTGATTGTGGCTCCAGTCACCCCACCTTTCGATATGTTGTAATCGACAAAAATATCTGTGTTGAGGCGGGTTTGATATGTCTCTATACCAGTCCCATCATCATCCAATAATGTGGGTTTTATCAATTCTAAATCCTCGCTGAAACAATCGGCATTTGAAATTATCTAACTGATCGTAGAGGCATATGCATCTTGAAATATTTTTTTCGAAGATTTATCTGCGAGCGCTTGGCTAGAAACCATTATCGAGGCATACAAAAATATTCCTAAGTATCTTTTTATCACAATAAATTGCTCCTAAAGGTAGAAATACATGGGTGGTTGCTGCCACTTTGCTGCCAATTGCAAAATTAACAACAAAAAAGCCACTCAATCGAGTGGCTTAATGTCCTGATTTAACAGGTAAAATTTGGTGGCCCCTCCCAGACTTGAACTGGGGACCAAACGATTATGAGTCGTCTGCTCTAACCGACTGAGCTAAGGGGCCTTGATGTGGCAGGGAGTATAAAGCATCCGAGTAGCCTAATCCAGTGCTGTCGAGTTAGTTGCTGTTTTTTAAGGCAGATTCTTCGCAGCAATTAGGATTATTACAATATCAATAATCTACGCTGGAAAAGGTGGCTGAACTTGATAAACCCAAGCCTGAAAGCGTTGCCCATCCGCCGTGGTCGCGGTGGTGATAATGCGGTCATAGCCCGCCTCGAACTCGTCCAATGCTGGCCAGTGATCAGCGAGTTGTGGACTGATAAAAAGATACCCCGGAACGTCGTCGGCCTGTTCATCGAGGATAACGCCCGGAAAGTCGGCGGCTAGCCCCCAGGCTTTGGGGTAATAAGTGCCTCGAATAGTCGCGGCTATCCACTCGCCGCCAATACGGCTAAGAAAATGCTCGTTCTCACGGCCCTTCTGTAAGGTGCCATACACAAAAAGTGGTGTCATGCTGACGCTCCGCGTTATCCATTTTTAGGCATCATGCCTCGAGCGGCTTGCAGATTGCAATAATTCCTTGGGGATGCCTCCAAAAGACTCTACAGTGGTGATCGGTGTCCTCTCACTCGATTACTAGGAGCAGCAATGAATATCGCATTGGGTCAATGGTCAGTAAGTCGAGAATGGCAAGAAAATGCCAATACCATCATCCAGCTTATGCAAGATGCCGACCGGCAAGGTGCAAGGTTGCTGGTGCTGCCAGAAGCGGTATTAGCGCGGGATAATCAAGATAGCCAATGGGTGATCGAGGCAGCACAACCGCTAGAGGGCCCCTTTATCCAGCAGCTATTAGCGGCCAGTCAAACACTTGGTGTAACGACCCTCTTCACGCCACATGTCCCAGCTGGGGAGAATAAAGCGCGTAACGTGTTGGTGGCGTTACGTGAGGGGGAAATCTTACTGACTTACGATAAGATTCATCTCTATGATGCTTTTACGGTGCGTGAATCAGATAAGGTGATAGCTGGGCATACCCTGCCCCCCTTATTACAGGTTGATGAGTTTAAGGTTGGCGTGATGACATGCTACGACTTGCGTTTCCCCGAGATGGCGCGGGCCTTAGCCTTGCAAGGCGCAGAGTTGTTGGTGCTGCCTGCCGCATGGTTAAAAGGGGCCAATAAGGAACTGCATTGGGAGTTGCTGACTCGCGC